CGGGTTTTAAGCGATTGAGGTTAAACACTGACATCCAGACAAACCTCAATGCATGTCTCTGCCGTGCAGCACAGGCAGTTAGCAAGAAACGAGATAAAGTCTTCTAATGTGAGATTCATCATCGTTTGGCGAAGAACAGGTCCTGTGAGGACATGGTGACAGAGGCTGAAATGAGGAAGAACTGGATGAAACCCCACGCGTTAGCGGTTACGATTTCGTACACAGAGTACATCGCGTCCGCAACAGCGTTCTGGGTGATGGGGTTGAGGAGTGTCGCGGTGGCGTTTGCGTAGTGCAGGCCACTGCTGAGTGAAGCGTCGGAACCCGTGGCAGTCTGGTTGACAGCCACAAGCAGTCGAGAGTTCGGCGGTACGCCAACCATTTGACTACCAGTTTCAACAGACGCCAAGACCGAAGGATCGGAGTCGAGGATCTTGACTGGGAGTTTATCGTCGACGTTGTTGGGTTTGAGTGCGACAGGTGAGTGGTTAGATCCGATGGTGTTGAACATGGAGTTATCTGCGATCTGGCCGCCTGCAGCATTAGATATCTGCGGGACCGTGAGTCGGATAACATAACTGAGGTAAACGACGAAGTAACCGTTGGCTCCGTGTTGCCAGTGGACACTAAAAGCATCATAGAATTTAGGGTCACTGCCGTCAGGAACGAAGCCGCTACTGATCAACTTGCGCTTGGGAAGTATGTCATTGGGCCTGATGTGGAGCTTTGAGTCTTTCCACATAGACGAAAGGACACTGTTCCCACCGTTTAACATTTGGTTCTGATCCAGCGGATCGGGGTCAGTTACGTCGTAGTCCACGGACATAGTGTAATTGCCTGGGGAGGTCGACGAGTTGCCCGTCACTACTTCCAAAGTAGCACTCAGAATCTCGTAATACTCAAACCGGGTGGAAAGTGCCTGTAGCCATGGCATTGTGCCCGGATTGAATTGCAAGACGCGTGCAGGGTTGACGTTGCTAGTGCCATTGACCACAAGAATGGCCTCACGATGGCTGACATCCATGGTGTGGACATCCTTGGAGCGGACAACGGCAGGTTTGAAAGGCTGGCGGCGAGTGGGGGGTTTGGTTGGTCCCTGCCGCACAGGAGCTTTGGTGCGTTTGGTAGTCAATTTCTGATTGACCATGTTGTTGAGAATGTTTTGCGGGTGTGGTGTAAGTATGTGTTTAAAATCAAGCGGAGCAGCTTCGTGCTTCCTACGTAGGTCTCGTGGTCCTAGTAGTGGGTGGTAAAAATTATCCACCCCATAGTGCCAGCAATCGCTCCGCTGTGCTTATTCTCGGTTCTGTACGCATGGGGCATGTTTCCATACCGAACTGGGCAACCCGATTGCCCAGTCCCCATGCGCTGTTCACAGGTTACTAGTACCCCAGCCAACTCAGGGTGAGGTCCCTGATGTTGGCATAGTCAACAGCAAAGTTCCAGGCTGCGTGTATGATGACAGCGTCATCATAGGGCAGCATGGCCAAGGCGCTGTGGAACGCAGCCATTATGACGGCACAAACTGGGCCTCGAACGACGTAATGGGCAGCACACTCAAGAGCGAAGATGATCACACTCATTCGTGGATAGTGCCGTTTCGTCCATTCTTCATAAAAGGGTGCGGCGAGCACAGCGTTCAATGCGTTGAACGTGGGGTTGCAGAAGCCCAACTGAAAGAGGGTATCGGCGATAGTTTGCATCACCGATCCCTGTGGGGCTCCCTTACGTGCTGGGATCGACTTCCTAGGCCTTGCCACGGCAGTTTTCCTAGGTTTCGGAGCAGGTCGGGTGTTCCGCCTGTCTACCTTGGTCTTTGTCGATTTGTCGACCGGAGGTGGGGTGTGCACGTCACCATCAACTACGACTGGAATTTTTGGCGTAACTGGGACAGCTGGTGCGCAACTTGGTGGGCTGAGCATGTCATCCAGTCGCCTAACGCCGGAAAGCCACGCGTTAAACTTTGGCCAGTCGAAGTGAAATGGTTCTAGAGCCTGGCGCGCGTACGTCATCATCCAATCCTTAGGGCCGTTGGGGTACTGGAGTGTTAAGTCCAAGTCGGATCCCCACTTAACCATGGGTTGGATGTCGAGACGCGTGTCTTGCTCGATGGTTCCGTGCAGATCTACCACCTTCTGGGCGAAGGGGCCAATCACGGGTGTGTTGGCGTCAGTCAGCACATAAGACCGACACTTCTCCAGGAGTTTCCGTTGTGGTGTTACGGATTCAGGGAGACGAACAGTGGTGTGGATTTTCACCAACTGTCGGGGGAGATCACAAGTGGAGGATGGGTCACCAAACCAGACCTCAGGGCCGTACATGCGCGACAAGAAGGTGACACCTAGTTCACCCCGTCGCACAGTTGCAACATCGAGCTTCAGCCCGCACATTTTGGCTGCAGCTATGTATTCAGGGGTAGATAGATCGGCTGTGATGCCATCGTCGCCCCCATACAATCCGAGCTGCTTCCAGGCCTCGGTAGCTTGTACGAACGCTCCCCCCACCTTCGTTTTGCGTTTTGCTAAAAAAGCGCAAAATGCGTTGATGATGGAGTTGAGCGCCGCAGTCTCTGGAGAACCAGATGCACGTGCTGTCCCAGTATTGTATTTGGTGCCAAATGTTCCGTAGGCAAACAAATTATACTGTGATCGGTGGAGTTCAAGAACTTTCTCCACATGTTGCCGGCCGAAGGCCCGCGTGATGATTAAGGTCTCAAGTTCCCGCATAGCGGGTGAGACGGTCCCATCAAACCTTGAGAAATCGGAGTTGCTGATTGTCGTGGCGTCTTGAGCGATTTCCAC